TGGGTAAAATACTCTTTTTTCCTGAATAATTCGTCTTCTGCTTCCCAATTACGACGTATAGCTAGTATTTCGCTCTGTTCTTCTAGTATAGTCACGACGTAAGGGACTGCGTAACCGTAATCTTCTTCGTCAGATAGCTCTAAATTGACGTGCATCTCTAAAACTGAGTATTCATCGTAGTCTGTCATGGATGGGGAGATACCTTGTAGCTCATCCATCTTCTCTTTTGCTTCGTTATAGTCCATATCTAGACTAGCTTCGCCTATATCAGCTTCACGGTATGTTCCGTTCATCTGTAATTTCTTTAAATCATTGCCTGTCATAGTCATAGAATGAGTAAAACGTGGGCTAGTCTCTAAATCTACAGTTTCATAAGCTACTACTAAGTTTTCAGCTTTAACTAAACGGCTGGTAGCTCTACCTAATAGGTTATCGTAATAAATCTTTTTAAATGCACTACCCGCTAAAGGTAGATAGAATAATAAACTGTCCATCTCAGGGTCATACTCTTTCATGACCTCAGTGATTTGATAGTTCATGAATTCTTTAACACGCTGGTTTTGGTCAGTAACTTCTGGAGTTTCGGCTCCCATGATTCTAGTTTTTACTGGACCACCAGGAGGTAGTAACTCTTTATATGATTGTGCTTGGAACTGGGTTACGGCTTCAGCCAATAATGGATGATGTACGCCTGTAGCTCCTGGGAATGGATCTTCCCTTTCTTCTGTTTTAATACCTAGTAAGTCTAGACCATTAGTAAAGGTATCAAGCCAGTCCTGTCGGGATTCTTTATCTGAATCGTACGCTTCTAAAAGTTCACTAGCTAGTGTGGATAAATCTGAGGAGTCTAGTGTTTCCGCAAGATTGGCTTGATGATCTGTGATGGTTACTTCTTCTTGTTCAAACATAGGTATGACGTTGCCGTCTGCACCTATTTCAAAAGCTGAAGTCATATCGCCCTGTATATTCATTTCTTCAGGAAGCTGTACTTCCATGCCCATAGATTCTTCGGGGGCTTGACCTTGTAGCATGTCCATGATTTCTATGTCTATGCCACTATCTTGTGACATGTTTAAAGGTGGTTTTTCTATTGCCATAATTAATAATAACTTACTTTACGCTTGTAGTATAGTTCTTCATCCTCCCAATCACTTGGTAATTTAACAAACCCGCCTTGCCTAAACCTTAACATAGCTTGAGTAGTAGAGTCGACTAAATCGTCGTTGTCCCCAGCGGGGAATACCGCACACTCTTCTATAACCTCGTTAGCCCATTTAGTATCTGGTGCCCATACCATACCCGATTCAAATAGTGGGGTACTAGCATTAACTCTGGCTATCTTATCATTTCCTTTAGAAGGAGTAAAGTTTTGTACGGGTATACCTATGTTTCTTAATTCCTGGGTAAGCGGAATACCACTAGCTTTACCTTCTATAATAACTACGTCAGGGCTCCACTCATGATACTGTTCTAAAGCTACGCCTTTTAATTCAGGGAATGAGTACTTACCTTTAATACAGTCAAGTAGAATAATGTGGGCTGATCTGCCGTCGTAGAAATCAGTACCTATAGTTCCCTCTGGGTAAAATACTCCCCATGTTGTTATGGCTGAGTAATCTGCCGAGGAACTTTTTAAGAAGGCTGTGTCGTAACTTTGAATTAGATAATCGCATGTAGGTGGTTTTTCTTTTTCCCATTGCTTCCACCATTCACGTTTAATAAGTGCACCCTCTTCACTGGTTGGATTCTGCATGTACTGGGCGTGCCATTTAGGACCGCCACGTAAACTGGCTTTTACGCCTTCTAGTTCTTCTAGCTTCCAGTATTCTGGCCACAAGGGTTTACCGCTTGGTAAAATGGCTGGTAGTTCTATGACTTCCCATTGGTCAGCTTTAGGGTCACGTGCTGCGTCCCTTAATAATTTACCCGTAAGGTCGTTGATATTCCAACGCGTCATAACTATAACTATGGCACCCCCTGGCTGTAATCTCTGTCTTGGACCTGAGGTATACCAATCGTAAGTATCTTCCATGGACTTTGGGTTCATAGCGTCTTGTTCACTATGTGGGTCATCAATTATAAATAAGTCCGCTCCCCTACCGGCTAACGCTCCGCCAACACCAGCAGCATAATACTCGCCTTTTAGTTTAGGGTTACTCTTCATTTGAGTTTCCCACTTACCTGCTGCTTTTGAGTCTGGGTTAATAAGTACGTCGGGGAATATCTTTTCATAGTCCTCGGTTAACATTAAATCCCTAATCTTACGACCAAACTTAACTGCTAAATCTGCCGTGTGGGTTGCTTGTAATATCTTTAAAGCTGGGTTACGACCCACTAAATATGCGGGAAAGTAATGCGAGGCGAACTCACTTTTAGTATGACGCGGAGGCATATTGATTATAAGCCTTTTTATTTTGCCTGTTGCTATACGGTCAAAGGCGTCTGCCATCTTTTTGTGGTGAGCCCCGCCGATAAACGATGGCCATTGGTCTTTAACAAAATGCATGAATCCACTTTGACAGCGTTCTACTTTTTCTATTTGATCTAACCTTTCAGCTAGTTCTAGGTGTTCTTTTAATACTGACTCGGGTAAGTCGTTTAAATTAGAGGTCATATTTTAACGGCATCAAAGTAGCTTCTCCACCATGGTTCATTCTAAATACTTTAAAAGCTTCTTTTAGTTCTGGTGTAAGTTCTATTTTTAAAAACTCTTGATCATAACCGTCTATGTATTCTGTAGCGTTTAACTTAACTCCGTAATCTTGTTCCGTTTGTTTCATAGCTTTTTTAAGGAATTCGTTATAACTTTTGGCTCGGTTGAAAGCTTTTTCACTAGGTTGCCCAAAAAGCTGGGTTTGAAAAACTCCGTCTTTCATTTCTTCAAGGTTTAAAAAGTTACCTTTAGTGTCGTAGTTAAACTTAACGTTTGGGCTATCGGCAAACCTATCTTCTAGATGCTTTACCAGTTTAGGTGCAACAACTCTAGTTTCACCTGCGGGGGGTGCTAACGACCTAGCACCGTTAGGTATTAAAACGAAGGGCGAGTTATTGTTAGCTCCAGTTTGCAAACCTAGTTTTACATTATCCGTGAACCAATCTGCGCTTCTTGGTAGTTGGCGTGGGGCTAAGGAAGAATCTGCCCTTAGATATTGAGGGAAATCCGACATGGCATTTTCAATAAGGGTTTCACTTTGTTGGTCGAAAATATTGGTTACCTCTTCTGCTTGTTGTGCTCTAACCTCTCTCATTGGGTCTAGCGGATCTAGTTCGTTAACTTTTCTTTCGGCTGCAATTAAGTCTGATCTATAGTTTTTGTATAGGTTTGTGTAGTCATCGTAAAATTGAGTGTGTCTGTTAGTGCCTATTAAGTACTCATTAAACAGGGGATTGTTCTTTGATATAACTTCAGACATACTGTTTTCGTCTCTGAGTACGCCTTCTAAAAGTTCCTGTGTATTGCCAAGACCATTCTGAGCTTCGTAGTGAGTAGCCATAGAAGACATAACATTTTCTTGTCCCTCTCCGTCACCTCTAGCTAGTCTTGCTGCTAATCTTCCTTGATCTTTAGTGAGTTTATACGGGTCACTTTGAAACTCTTGTAACACTAATGCGTTTTCTTGTCCGTCTATAGTTTCAAAAGTATACCTTTGATGCATATAGTTATTGGCTTTTTGTGTGTCACCAACGGATAACTTGTTGCCTAAAGCTAAGTCAGTGTGATTATCATTGGAGAATCTGAAAGTGTTCACTTTTGGGTTTTCGTAACGCCTCAGTTTAGGGTAAGGATCACCTGGTGTTGGGGCTGTGCCGTAAAGTTGCCCGTCGTCGAACATACTAAACTTACGTTCACCGTAAGATTGGCTCATGGTTTCTGTGGAATTACTATAGGTAGTAGTAGGGCTGTCTAAATCATAAACAGGTCTTTTAGTAGTGTATTGTAGGTATCCTGGGTTACCGCCTTCCATAGTTGAGTTTAAGCCGTAATAAGCATGGGTCTCTTGTATTTTAGGAGCGTTTTTCTGTAATTCAGTCATAACTTCTGCAGGTGTAGCAGTACCTTTAGCTATAAAGTCTTCTGATAAAAAGTCATCTATTTGTCTATCTACGTTTTGGTTTACGTTACCTTTACCCGTTACACCGTATCTTCGCATACCTTGAAGTATGTTGTTTATTGGGTAAACTTTGTTAGGTTTTTTAAATAGATCTGATTCAGCTAATGCTATTTGACTCATCATCTCAGTATTATTTTCCTCG